CAATCCTGTCGGCCACGTTTTTTTTTCTTTTGTTCAATCACACATTCAAGAAGGATACCCTGCCTTTTTTGACAGAACTCACGAAAAAAGCAACTCATCTGCTCCCAAGTATAACTTTGGATGGACTACGATGGTTGCTCGGCTCGCATCCGCAGGTATATTCGCAAAGCCTGCTGAGAAAGGAAGTGTCATAGAGCACACTTACCAAGCTTGTCTTTTAGAGTTTATGAAATACGGACAGATATACGCTTCAGGTAATCTTTAGTGTTTGATAATAGTAAACTGACTCTTGTCAGCATAGTATGTCATCCATTCAATGTCGTTTGCTGCACCTTCTCTTGGCTTTCTGCCTCCAACTCGTTCTACGCCTTTAATTTGGTTAAGTTTGCCGTATATGTAACCATCAAGGCAGTCCCAAATAATTACAGGGTTTAGCTGTTTCTGTCGCAGCTTTTCAATTTTGCGACAAGCAATAGGCAATGGAAACGCTTGAGCAATAGTCCTGTTCCTGCCTTTAACCTCTACAAACGATATAAGCCTGTCGTACTTGTCGTAAACTGCATAGTCTACATCGTGAGGCCCTAGCTTGCTGTAACTGCCACCAAACAGGTTTACAAAACGTTGTATTGCCTTCTTTTCTCTTTGTAAATCTTTGTCTGTCTCAAACCTCATTAGGCGAAATATACTACAAATCCATCAAACAATTAATTGCTGTGTGTCCTCCGATAACAACACCACAGCCAATTGCCTGTTTTTTGTAGTTTTTAGCGTATGCCATTGCATAGCTTTCACGGTCAATGCCACAACCTACCTGCATTGCAAATATCTTAAATTTATTGCCTACCATCCACTCAGTATAGGCCTGTGTGTGGATGTGTCCTTGCACCGTTGACATCATATCATTTTTGGCTCGTGTTCTTGCCGTGCCTCCTTCACCGTGTACGTACTGCACGTTGTCGTAAACTACTCGGTCAGTCCAATTCCAATTAGTGCCAAGCACTTCATTGTACGACTTTATCCATTGCTGTGGAATTGCAGAGGCAAATGCCTTACGCATTATAATTCTGTCGTGGTTGCCAATAATAACGTCAGCAACAGGAAACGCATCTGCCCAATCCTTTACTCTATTAATAGCATATTGCAATTCATCTTCTCCGCCAAGTCCATTAGGATCAGTAGGATGGAAGCTTGAATGATGCGAGTCTATGACATCACCTATAAATATGACGCTATTGCAATTGTACCGATTGTAAACGTCCATACAAAATCCCAAATATCCATCAATAGAAAATGGCTCGTGTATGTCTCCAATAACAAGTATTCTACGTTCATCACGTGTAAGATTTTCAAATGCTTTTCTGCGTTGTCCGCTTAGTCTTGGCCTGATCTCTGACATATAGTTTTGATTGTATTAAATAATGCACCAACAAGTGACTCCTGAAACTGCAAGTTAATCATTCGACTATAATCATAGTACAAGTCAACACTTCCTGCATATATAACAAAAGACGGACATTTTGGTTTTTTCAAAATAGCGTGTTCGTGTTCTAAATCATAGCAAACCTTTTCAACAGGCATTTGCCAACCTTCCATATTAATAGACATCTCTTCGTGTAGCAATTCGCCTATTTCCTCGCTGCGTTCTCGTATGTTGCCTAAGATATGGATGCCTGCCCTCTCGTGTGTTCCTGTATAGATAGATAAGGCAAAAGTATCGTAAGCCATTGTAAAGCTCTGCAAACGATGCACACGTGTGGACTCTGATGTGTTGCTTAGTTCAGGGCAGATGTTAACGTAAGGTATCGGCTCGTAGTCTAACTCCCTTTGAAGGTCATTGCATATCCAACGGCTAAAATTACCACCGTTAAGGATGCCGTGTCTAAACTCAGGAGAGTGCTTGCCATTGTATTGCCCTGCAATAGTACCTCCACCTTCAGGATTTAAGATTACCATTGAGAAACTTTTTAACTGCCGATAATAGTCCTGTGCCTGTTTGCCGTTGTATGTTCTCATAAACACTAAGCATCTCTGTCGATGCGATTACGCTACTAACTGCAAAGCTTACAATTAGCCTGCCTTCAGGTAAATAAATAAGATCAAAGGCGTGTGCTAAAAGTATAGCAATAAAATACGCAATTAACTTGTCTATTGTCTTACGTACACCTCGACTTATAAAACGCATATTAGAGGCCTTCCAACCTGTGTACAAATCAGCGACAACTAAAACAACAGTAAACACAAGATACCACGCAATAGGCAGTAAGAACCAACCAATTGCTGTAAGTATCGTTGAAAGTATGCTTTTATGTATCACTCTTTTTTGCACGTCTGTGAAGTTTACGCTCTGCTCGTAACTGCCTCCTTTTGATTCGAGTTGCACGTAGTTTTGCACGTGCTTCTTTTGCAGGTCGCTTTATCTCTAAGCGTGTTCTTTGGTTGTCTGCTATTGTTGGCAAAGCCTTACCAAAGCCTGCAAGGAACTCAATAAGCGAGGCAAGTAACTTACTTAGCACTCTTCTCGTCCTCCTCCTCTTTCTCTACAAATAGACGTTCCTCGATTGCATCAGGTAATAACTCAAGTATGCGTTCAAGAATCTCATCGTCTTTCTTGGTTTTAGTTAATGGTGCGATGTATCGGTCATAAAACACGACAGCACCTAAGAGGATTGAAGCAATTTGCCATCCCCAAGTTTGGATAAATTCTACTATTAAACTCATACTACAAATATTGAATTGGTTATAAAATCGGAATCATTTTGTTCAGTCCAACCGTACGTGTTTGCATTGTCACGTAAGTAGTCAATCAATCGTTGACGTAATTGTTGGACTAACGTCTCATTTTGTTTGTGTGCAACCATACGAGCCTCATCAGTCGCAGTTGCGTTTGGTGTGTTTGGATATGCTGCACCTACATTGCTGATGCGTGGGCTGTTATTAGCCAATACAAGCGATTTAACGCCATAAGCAAGCAAAGGCTTAACGTATGTATCTCTAAGCGTTATCTCGTCAGCAGATGGACTCCCACCGCTTACAGAGGCATATAACGTATCGCCAAGAATAGGCTTAATCGTGTTGTCCTCAATCAAGTCAATAAATCGTGCCTTAATGTCGGCAGGATCAAAGTTAGCGTAAAACGCTTCTGTTACAATATCACTCGCTGTCATCAACGGCATAACCTAACTCTTTTTGTATTTCAGATAATGGAACGGCCTCGTCTATCTTGGCTTGGCTTACATAGTCAAGTGCCGTAAACATAGGCTTGTTCTCAAACATAATAGGAGACTGCTCTGCAAGTTCGTAGTACTCCGTGCCTTCTAAGGTATGCAGGTATGTGTGAAGTATCTTCTCCTGTAATGGCTCAATCTCGTATTGCATTACTCGTCTATGGTGATTCTCTACTTCACGTGTATTGCCAAGTTTACCTGCTTCCTCAACCCCCATCAGTGACGGATGCCATCCTGCTGCCATTATAATATTACGCTCACAAGTACGGCCTAAGTCCTTAAACGCTCCGTCAGTTGGCAAGTTGTATTGTACAAGCGACAGCTTACCATCGCCTCCTGAGATGTTTACAGGTGTACTTGGCCCAAAGGCTGACTCTCCTTTTAACTGCTCACGGATACGGTCACGTATCTCTGTTGCAGTATCGTCATCAGGTGTAAATGGCATTTCTACGTTCAAAATACCACTAAGATGGATACTGTTTTGGAGGTGAGTATAGTTAAAGCGAGGCAATAAGTTCTCAAGAATGGCATCATAGTATGCACCGGTCCAATTGGCTCGACCATACACTTGCATTGCAGGCTCGTAATCGCCTACACGATGCACACAAACCTTCTTAAACACTCGGTCTTGCTCATCGTAAAAATCCTCATAGCCATACCCTGATAAAGGTAGCCTATAAGGTCGGTACTCGTTGCGTGAATAGTGTGCCCAATTCTTGGATACCCATACGCCTGTTGGCTCAAGGTATTCATCAACATCGGACGAGAAACGTACTTGTGATGCATCTAAGTGCATTGCAAAACTACGCTCTTTAATTGGTGTGTTGCCTGCGTACTCTATGTAACGGACTTCTTTTATAAAGCCTTCACCGTGTAGTTGTACGTCTAAAGCAACACGGTAGATAAGTTGTCTTAGGTCGTAGTGAGTCTTAGGACTCGTGAACTTATCAATCTTCTTTTGAAGGCTCTCGTTCTCCGTCTTGAGATCCGATGCCACCAAGTTGCTCTTCTGCGTTAGGACTGCTCTCAGCGTTTTGCTGTTCTGATACGCTTCCGCTATCCTCTGAGGGAACAGACCTGCGTTTCCGTCCTCTCCCCACTTTATCCACTTTGTTCCCCTGTACCCTACTATCTCCGAGCCCATTGTCGGCTTTTCGTGACTTTCGTCCAACAGATTTAGAATCTGAAACGCATTCAAAGAATTTAGGGTATTTTTTGCAGGTTTCTTCATTATAGGGATTTGAGCCATTTATAGGAAATACAAGGGTTCGTCTGTCCCCAATTAAGGAGACAGACTTACCTCTGTATTGTGGTTTTACCTTGCAGTTGCAAGACATATTACTCGGTTGGAGTTAACAACTCTGCAATAATAAGGTCTTGGTCTGTAATTTGACCACCTGAACCATCAACAGATGTAAGAACAAAAGGTATTTGCTCTTGCTCACCCATAATGTTAAGTTCAAAAGTGTTCGCATCTGTGCGTACAGAACCTGAACCACCGTTAAGAGAGTTAAACTCAAGTGTTCCATATTCGGATTGGTCAGCACCTAATACACGAAGTAAGGTGTTAGAACCAAATTCTTGAACAACTGCAACCAATTCACAAGTGTCACGCAATTGCTCTAAAGCGTAAAGTTGTGCACTTGTTGGAGCAGGTACATTCATAAAGATGTTAACGGTCGTGACATCTACTCCATTGTCTTGCCTCTCGGTATTTGACTCAAATCTGCACTCGCCACGCTTATAGATGAATTCTACAAAGCCTTCTCCTGCACCTGTGGCAGCAAAGTCGATGTCAGTCACAGCGTGGTTAGATGCTGATACGTCAAAAGAGATAGATGAAATTTTTGCAAGGTCACAAAGCAACAAACGCTTTACGCCTCCTGCTACTCTGTTACACTTGTCTACGGTTAGACTTGATAATGCCATTTTTAGATATAGTTTAAAAGATTAAAAAAAAATTAGCATCAGCTAAGTAGGGTTATGTTCTTGCCGTCAGAAATTGCCACATCAAATGCCCAATCTAGTCGGTATCTGATAGTACGTGATGCAGAAGTAGATGATTGGTCAACAATCAATACTTGGTTAAGGTCGCTGATAAGTGGAGTTGCAAAGTGCAATCCTGCGATACGAGAGCAAACGATAACATTGTTACGGCACTCAGGTACTTCAAGAACTCGGTAGCCTAAGAAAGACAACTCATAGTCTTGAGAGTAAACGTTAGGAGAGTATGCAGCCTCTGCTTGCTTTAATTTGTAAGCAGCAGCAACTCGTGAAGGAACGTAGAAAACCGTGTCAGGAGCAAGACGGATAGAGTCGCTCATATTTCGGTAAACTTCTTCAAAAGCGTTAACAACGTTGTTCTTGTTGATACAAGTTAACGTACCTGCTGACCAAGTACCTAACGCTTGGCTATCAAGGTTGATAGTGATGTCGTTAGTAGAGATAGACGTAATGCTGAAAGTCTTGCCGTCTTGAGTGTCCCAAGTACCACCTGCAAGTCCTTCAAAAGTTACTTTGTCTCCAACAGCATAGTCAGATGCATCTCCAACAGAGATAACAGCAGAAGCAGCTTCAGTAGCGGCTGTGATAGTCTGCTTGTAAGTACCTCCAACAGCAATGTCAACAACTGAAGAATCAGCAAGCATTGTGTCAATAAGACCTGTAACAGCGTTAGAACCATTCTTAGTAATTCCTTGTGAAGAACCAAACTGAGATACTGCTAATGCAGAACCACTCCAAATAGATGCACCAACAAACAAACTTGCCTTTTGAGAAAAGTGTTGGTTAAGAGCATCCTCTAAAGTAGCAGGTGCAACGTAGTCTCCTGCCGCTCCTCGTGGTTGCTGTGATGCTAACCAAAAGTTGTCAAGATTCTTGTAGTCAATCTCTGCGTTGATCATATACTTACCTAACTCAAACTTGATTTCAGAAAGGTCAGCAGTTGAAGATGAACTAAATGTTCCGTTAGCATCCTCGATTTGAACATCAGAGTCAGCAAATACAACGGTGTACTTGTCATCTACATTTGTATGCAAGGTAACGTATCCTTGCTCGATTGTTCTTGCGCCTAATACTGAGGCCGCAAGTGTGACATCGCTAAAATATCCTGCGTATGTCGATGAAGTTAAATTAATGTTAGCCATTTTATTTTATTTTTTATTTAGGGCATTTTGAATTGCGAGTTCTTTCCAATCTACTTTACTCGCTTTATTGTCAGGAGTGTGTACTTTCATAGCAGCACGCTCTTCTTTGATTTCTTCCATTTGAGCCTTGAGTTCAGTAACAGCAGCCAATAAGGTCTCAACCTCTGACTTGATTTCTGTTTCTGCTTCCGCTTCAACTTCAGCCTCGACTGATGCTTGTGCTTCCTCTTCCTCTTCGTACATAGCTTCTTCTTCCTCCTCTTCCATTGCTTCAGGCTCTTCTTCTTCTTCTGCTTCAACAGCACGCTCTTCTAATACGCCCAAAGCGATTAACATAGCGTGATCATCCATTGGTATAACTGCAACTTCAGGAGCAGACATATACTTTTCTTCGCCTTCACCAAGCTTAACACATACCTCCTCAACTCCTTCTACATTGTCGGCAAGTGCCTTAATGAGTTCAAGTTTAGCAGATACATCTAAACCAAGTGCAAGGTCTTTAATTTCGTCAGACGTTAACGCCTCAACGATTTGACTTTTAGTCTTAAACATTGCTGTGATTTTTGTGATTAAAGATGAATGTAAACCGCCAACTTGCTCCTCGCTGTAATCTACTTTATCGGCAAAGCCTAACTCTACTGCTTCTTCAGGCGTTAGCCAAGTTTCAGCATCAAGCATTTCAATTAAGGATTCTTCAGGTTGACCTGTTTTAGTTTTATATCGCTGAACCATAATGTCTCGGACTTTGTCGAGTACGTCAGCAGATTGTCGTAAGTCTTTAGATTCGCCTGCGGCAACAGTATGTGGATTGTGAACCATCATCATCGAGGCAGGTCGCATAACAACAACATCGGCAGCCATAGCAAAAAGACTTGCAGCACTTGCCGCTAATCCTTCTACAATTGCCGTTGTTGGGCCTTCGTGCATTTTGATTGCATTGTATAGCGCAAAGCCTTCAAACACATCGCCACCAACTGAGTTGATCTTAATGGTCAAAGGTACACCTGTTTTGTTTTCGATTGCATCAGCAATCTGTCTTGCGGATACGTCCCAATTACCAACCTCGCCTGAAAGCACTACTTCCACGCCTTCCGCTTTGTTAGTAATCTGTGTAAGTGACGAGTCGCTGATTTTTGCTTTTACTGTATTGATTACTTCTTTCATACGCTTTTCGCCTAATGTGCCAACAACTGCCCACTTGATTTGAGCAACAACTCCTGCAATGTTAGAAAGATTTGGACTTGCATCGTCTTTAAACTGTTTGCCGTCCTCGTAGTGTCTTGCACACCACGCTTCCCTTTCCGATACCCATTGCAACGTCCCCTCTGTCCTCTCGCCTTCTCTGTACTTGGTGTAGTACTCAAAAGCCTCATTGCCTCTTATGTTGCCTCCTGCTTTCCAAATACGTGGATAATTCTCCTTTAAGTCTTTGGCATAAGCAAAGTCAAACCTGTCGTAATCGCTTTGCGTCAAGGCAGGCTTGTCAGGGTTTATTGGCATTCTGCAACGATACGCAAAATGATTGTTCTTTTTGCCACTAATTTATGGCTCTCCTTATCCAAGTAACAGACCTGCCAAACTTCTGCGCAGTCTCTTGGTATGCCTTCATTGATTCTCCGTGAATCTGTAAACGTTCACGATAGTATGCTTTGGCAATTTGCTTTACATTAATAGGCACAAAAGCACCTGTGTTGATCATCTTCCTAATGTTGTCTGTCATCCGATTGTTCTAAGTGATTCAATTACGTCCACACTATTCTCACGTTCTCGCAGTTGCTCAACAACCAATACAGGCTGTCGTGATTTTAGTCCTGATGCAATTATGTCTGCTGCTCTATCTGTTGGCGTTGCTGATTGTATAGGATCTAACACACCACCGTTAGCAAAGAAAGGAACTCCTCCACCTGCAACGTTTATTGCTGATGCCATAGATGCAAGTGCAGGGTTAGCCATTACGCCCTTAGTAAGTACAGCCTCGCCTCCTTCAGCCTCTCCATAAAAAGCACCGCCTTTGCTAAACATAGGTATACCACCTTGTGCGTGACTTGGGCCGTTTAGTATTCCTCCTTTGGCAAACTTCTGTGACCTAATCATTTTAATCTGTGCAGCACCTTGTGCTGTTGCAATTCCTGCCATTATCAATCCTGCCGGTAAGAATGGCTGTGTATTAAGTGCAGATGTAACTGCTTTCGCTGTATTTATTACCGCTTGCGTAACATCAATCTTCTGTTGTTTACGTGCTGCATCTTTTTTGATTTGCTCTTTTCTACGCTCGGCCTCCTCTTCGTTTATCACGCCTTGTTGTAGTAATTGGTCAACCTTTCCAAAACGCTCTTGTGCTCGTGCTTCTACAAGTTGGCTCATTGCATCCAAGCCTGCCTCTACACCTTGAATGCCCATTTTGATTCTCTCAACTTGTTCAGGCTCAAGTCCAAGTCTGTCTGCAAGTGTCTTAGGCTCTCCGCTCTCAGGGTCTCTGCCTGCGTTTTGTATTTCAAGGTTTATGCCTGCAAGCGACTTGCGTAATTGTTCAAGTGCTGCTGTTGTTTCGCCTTCACCAAGTGTTGACTCGATTAACGCAATTTGGTCAATTAATCCTTGCCTTTGTAACTCTAACGAATCGGCTTGAAATTGTTCTTGTAGTGCAAGCTTTTGCTCTTCTGTTAGTTTTTCATTACGTAACTCATTAAGCAATGCATTCTCCTTTACAAGCATCTCTATCTTCAGATTTTCCTTAATTGCCTTTAGATTGTTGTCAAAGTTTTTCTGCTCGTCTGCTTCCTCTTTTGCCGTTCGCTTATCTCTTAGTGCTTGCAGGTCATCGTTGTACTTGTCGTATAGTGCAGTACGTGCAGCAAGTTCCTGCTCGGTCATTTCGGTTATGTCCTTGTCAAGTTCGAGTTCACGCAGTTTGTCGTAAAATCGTTTATCAATTAACTCCTCCTCTGTTAGGTTGCGTTCAACCTCTTTATCTATTAGGTCGCTTAATGTTTTAAGTCTACGCTCCTCGGCTTTTGCTGCTTCATCTACTGAACTTGTATAACTTCTTGTGCTTGATGTTGCTTCTTGTGTTGTACTGCTGTAATCGGCTACCGCTACTGTTGTTTCTTCTGTTGCCTCGGTTAAATCTTGTGTTGCGTTTCTTCTTTCCTGCATACGTCTAAAAAAACCTGTACCACTACCTGACTCGTCTAATAAACCAACAAAACGAAGTGCATCTTTTAGGCCTCCAACAAGTTTTGCGGCTGATTGTCTAACAACCTCAAATGCTGCTGATATCTTGTCAACGACTACCTTTAGTGCAGGGAATCTATTTGTGGCATCTATTACTGCCGTTCCAACTTGATTAAATGCAGTTTTAGCAAGGTTTATTACTCTTGTAATAAATTGCACTGTAGCACTTACGGCCTCTAAAACACCTTTTAAAGGCAATAAGGCCACCTTAGTTACAAAGCCTAAAATATCTGCAAGTCCAATGGCACTATCTCCTGATATTCCTAATGCCTCGCCAAGACTTGAGAATGCCTCTCCAACAGGTTTTAAAGCATCCATTACAAAACTCAACGCATCAACCACGATCATCTTAAATGCGTGACCAATCTCTGCAAGTGTTTCTTGGAATGCAATAAAATTAGGAGACATTAATGCCTCGTCCATCTCCTCGGCCATCTCAACGGTACGGCCTATTTCTTTCTCTAAAGACTTTCCGTATTCGTCCAACTCATTTGATGCACCACTTATTCCAACTGTTAACGCATTAAATACTTTTGTCGCTCCACCTGCATCCTCTCCTGCACCTGCAAATAAATCTGCCGTAATTTGTGCTAATGCCTGCTCTCCTAATGCTGTTTCCTCGGCCTTTGCTCTAATTGTTTCTAAAGCCTCTGCCGTAGTTATTGCACCTGTGTCAATTGCACCAAACAGGTTGTCAGTAAACTCTTCATCAAAAGCATTAACAAGTGCATCCCTTGTTGCTTTAGTTTGCTCTCTAAGTTTAATGTCCGCTTCCTTTAGTGCGTCAGGTAACTTGTCTGTGTAGATGCCGAGATCAAAGCCTGCATTTACTATCCCTGTAAACTCGTCAACGCTAAATCCTGCATCAGCAAAAAATGTAGAATACTCGCTTATGCTTTGCAGTAGTTCATCATTAGCACCGTTAGTTGCAAGGATACCTGTCTGCATTTTGTCAAGTGCCTCCTCGTAACTAATCCCAAACTGCTCAACCAATACCTTTGCAGCCTTTGCAGATTCCTCTGCACCTACTCCAAGTGTTTCCTCTATGGCTGCCGTCTGTCTACGGATGTTGTCAAGTGTGTCTCCTGTTTGGTCTGTGATTCCTGCAAGTAATTGGTTGGTTTCTCGTATTTCGTTGTTGTAATCAAACCAAGCCTTAGTTGCTGCACCAATGGCTGCAAGTGCTGCAATCGCTGCACCTATTGGATTTGCAATAAATGCAATTGCTGCACGTGTTGCTCCTTGTATACCTGTGGTTATCATTGACAACGCACCCTTTACACCTCCACCGCTTGCTGTGATCTCCTGAAGTTGGCCACCAAAAGGAATCATACTGCCAATAGCACTTTGGATAGCCTCCTCGTAATTTCCTACGTTTCTTCGTGTGTCACCTATTGCCTTCTCTTGTGACTTAACTTCTAAATTAAGACGCTCGATTTGTTCAGACATATGCAATGCCTCTCTTGCACCTTCGGCTGTCTCTTTGTTTATTTGGCCGTACTCTTTTTGTAGTAGGTTAAGCGAGGCACGTAATTGGTCAAGGCTTCCCTCCTGTGCCTTGTAAACTCTTATGTTCTGCTTTAGTTGGTTTCTATTTTCTTGAGTTTGCTTTTTAGATGCTTCAAGTTGCAGGTTTCTATCCGCAAGTGCCTTTATCGTTTCCTCTGTTGCTTCACCTTCTCCATCAAGTGCTTTCTCAAGTTCCTTGATTTCCTTTTTTAGCTCACGTTGTTTTTTCTTTTGCTCTTCAATGGATACGCTAAGGCGATCCATTTCTTGCCGTGCGTTTTTTACACCTTTTAGTTCTAATTCAAGTATTGTCTGTGCCATTATTCAAAGTATCCTAAGTCGGTTGCCTCGCTTGGTAGCAACCATATTCTGTTATTTAATTCGTCAACGTGTACATAGGCAGGAACTTCCGCTACCCAATCGATTCCATTGGTGTACACTCTAAGACTTACCTCTCGTGCTTCTTTCTCTGTGTTAAAGATGTAGTATCTCATTAGAAAGTTGTTTCATTTATTTCGTATCCTTCCTTTATTGCTTGTGCTTCTGTTAATGCTGTCAAGCCGTCAAGGACATCTCCATCGTCATAACCCATATCAATCCACTCCATAACTACCGTGTCATTAGATTGGTGTGGTATAAACCCATAAGCATACAACGTAACACGCTGATCACGTGGCGGAGCGTTAAGGTCATAAATCGCTGCACTTGCCTCTTGGCCTAATTCCAATGTATCGTATTTGTAGTATTTCATTAGTAAACTGAGAAGTATGTATTGATGTTGCTTTCTATGTCGTCAATGTCAGATGTCTTATCTGCCGTGTAGATTAGTATCTCCTGCATATTACCTTCGAAGTTGTTTGTTGCACTTACACCAAACACAATGTTAATGGAGTAAGCATTTCCGCTTGTGTTTCCTGTTGCTTCCTGTGAACCGTTTGCTCGTATCTCAGAGCTTGCACCATTAGCCAAACCGACAGCAATCATATGTGCTTGTGATATACCTGAACCACTAATAGAAGAGCCGCCGTTAAGTTGTAAAAAGTCCGTGTGTCCGCTAAATCGGTATGTGCCTGATAAGGTCTCACCAATGAAGTGATTCGTACCTCCTGTAAGACTTGACTTGATAACTGCAACGGATGTCTGTGGAGGAGTAACAGAAACGGCTGAGTCCATTGTGTAATGTACACGTGTTGTATTAGAAATAGGTGCAACCTTAGTGCCTAACTTGTCAACCGTACCGGAACTTACAACACGCATCTGTCTTGATGTTGTTGCTTGTGTTGCATCGTTTCCGTTGGTTGTTTGGTCGTACCACGTTACAATGTAACCATCGTTAGAACCTACAAAAGTAGTAAGTGCCGACTCATCAAGATTGCCATCACCATCAAAGCCAATATCTTGCTCTGTGTCATCTGAAGTACGTCTTACTCTAAATGCTGAACCTGAGTAGTCAGCACGTAGTTTACGCACGGAATAAGCTGCATCGCAATCCTCTCCGTATTGGTCAAGGAATAAGTTTGCAACAGGCGTTACTTCCTCGCTTGACCTAAACGCATCAACAGCCAACAACTCAACCTCCACCATCTGCTTATCAAGCATAGGATCAAAGTCCTTAACCTTGTTTAGGATAAAGCGTTGGCCCATTAGCGTGTAGTACTTTGAGATGTCAAGGTTAACAAACTCGTTTCTTGTCATTAAGACCTGCGTGACCAATGTGCGTGTTGTTATAAACTTCTCAAGTGTAGTCTTCCAAAATCGCTCATAAATGCCGTCAACCATTGTAACGGTGTTGGCGTTGTAAATACCAAGATTAACGTCATCAATGTCATTGCTTACAATGTCTGTCAATCTACCTAAATCAGTAGCATCTGATGGTTGTCTTGTAACGCTTACATCAGCAACGTCTACATTCTCAATTGTGTCAAAGTCAGATATCTTAGTTACGATACTTGACAATGAAGAGCCATCGCCTAACGCAAGTGTTTCGTCTGTGTGTACGTATGGGTTAACCGTCATACAATTGTAGATAAACGGATAACCAATCTGTGTGCTTAATGTGCCTCCACTTTGCTCATATATCCATTGCCTCCACGTTGGCGTGTATAGATACGCCTCAATCCCTGTATATCTTCCTGTGACTCCGCTTATTAAGTTTACGTGGCGTGGCATTCCCATTGGTGCAGAGCCTGACTTAAACACAAACAATCTGTTTGAATAGGAGTTGTCAGGATCAAAGGTTATCGATGTTGCTTGGTTTGCTTCGTCTTCTGTGATTGGGCCAACAAAGCCTCGTGTGCGTACTCTGTCAAACTTGGCTTGGTAGAACTTGCTAAGACTTGTGTTGAATGGCAACTTAATATCTGTAATGCCTTCCTCGTTGTTGCTGTCTAAGTCAATGATGTAACGCACTTCAGGCTGACTTACATTCTCGTCAGTTATAAAAGGATACATATTGTCATCAATTGGATAACTCTCAGTTCCCCAAGACATTCGCACTTGCCTTTTGTAGTTACTTGTTTTGTATTGTACCTCTTGGCTTACGCTTATCTTCTCACTCCAATCAATATCGCCTGAGTAAAAGCCATCGTATGTTGTGCCGTTCCAAGATGTCCAATCTTGCCTTGGCTCAACCTTTAGCGTAATGCCGTCAAAACTAAATATCAGGTTGAACGTCTTGCAAACATTCATAAAGAAGTCAAGCATTGTCACCTCAGTAGGTAAGAAGAAACGCCAATCTTCTGTTGCTCCAAAGGTAACGTTTGGATAATCGTCTTCACTCCTGTCGCTGTAATATATGTTGTCCCAAAATCCGTGAGTTGCGTTGCCGGTTAGGAAGTCACTATCTAACTCAAACGAGTCAAATCCAAACACCTGTTGAACAAGTGGATTGGTTGCCGTTCCAAAGATGCCATCAATAAGATAGTCAAGTCTAAATGCAGGCCAAAAGTCTGTGCCTCGTGCATTGCGACTTGTTCCTGTGTAAGTTTCTGTGCTGTCGTAGTTCTCTGCATCGCTGTCGCTGAACTTGTACATATACGGATTAACAAACACATAACTTGGGTCAAGCATTGTGCGTGGATTAGGAACAACCCTTGCAAGTATATTGGCATCGGTATAGTCAAGCTGCAATACTGTGCCGCTTGTGTTGGTTGTCATATCCGACATCTTCAACGATTGCAATGCTACAACCCACGCCTCATTGCCTCCTACAAATTGACACTCAAACTCTATTGCATCTGTGTCACGTCTTGCTTTTAGAATATAGACATAGCCGTCATCAATAACGTTGCCATTAACGATAATAAAACATTGCTGCTTGTACACGTTTATTGCGTCAAGATCTGTACCTATAACGTGCGGATAACCTAATGCCTTGACGTTGTTTTCTGTTGCAGGAATCTTAAAAGACTTGCTGAACGTCTTGTTACGTTTGCTAATGTCCTGTATCTCTGCAATTGATTTGCTTAACGTAAACGGAAAGTCTCCATCTTGTCCAAGTTGTATGTACTTGCCTGTCTCCTTTATGTATAGTTGTGCTGCTCTCATTGCATTTTGTCCATTGCATCCATTTGGTCAATTAACCACGTAACTAAGATGTCACATTGATCATAGGTTAGATCCATTGAAAACGTAGCCTCGTCATCATTGTCAAACGTCACGCAAACGTAGTTGTCTGCTTTACGCAGTTTAGGATACATTATCTTTAACTCTGCTGTTGTCATACGTCTGCGTATCGGTAAGAAAATGAAAGTCGTTGTGGTCTGTTGTTTTTGATTACGTCAACCTTGCCATCGTTAATTGATATTCTGCGAACCTTCTCGTATCCTGTATCAGGATGTGTTACGTCAAAGTCAGTTCCAAACTCTGTGCTTGTGTCAACCACATAATGTACAGGACTTGCAAAGAAGTCAAGTGCAATCTCTCGTGCTTGTTCAGCAGGGAATGGTAGTGTATTGTTTACCTGAAACTCAAATTCACTCTTTGGGTTTATTGCTCTTTGTCTTGCACCTGTTAATAGGTAAGCACCCAAGTCATTTGTGTAAGCACCATCCCACTCGGTATTAACAAGTGTCGCATTATCTCGACTACTAACAACAGACTCGTTGGTTTTTGTGTTTAGCGTTAGCACTTCGTGAACTCCAAAGCGATTCATATAAATGAAGGTCTGAGGGCATCGAATGTTGTACTTAGCAGGGTTTCCAAACACCGTTGTTGCAAAGGATGAGTCTGTTACGTTACTGATTGCTACACCAATGTAAAGGTATGTGCTTTTAACCGTTGCAACGCTTACAGGTGTAGCCGTACCAAACAACACCCAACCACTTTCTCCTGAGGCAATAGATAAATCGTGTATGTCGCTAATTGATACAGGCATAGAGCACACCTTGCCTTGGTCAAACAATCCACCTGCTGCTGTTGGGTCAATTGCACACGTAGCGTATTCAACTCCTATGGCTGAATATGCTGTTACTGATATCCCACCTGTTACACCTAACGCAAAGTTAAAGAACGTAATCCTTGAATAATCGGTTACATAGTTTGGTGTATTCCGTCCATCCTGCAAAAAGAAAAACGCAGCATCCACAGCACCTAAATCTTGTCTTGAATAGGGCAATGAAGTTAGATAGTATCGATTGTCAAAGTACTCGTGAGCCGTTCCGTTAGCGTTATACACTTGGTGCTTGGCCTTGGCCATATAGAAACCATTTGAGGCAACCTCATCGTCTGTTGTGCCATCTGTCTCAATCTCTGTAATATCCAAAGCAATAAACCTACACACGTTATCATAGTAGTGTATTGCAGGCGTTACGTCAAAGCTGACAAGATCATCACGGATAATGTACAGAAAGTTGTTCATATAGTCGCTTACGTTAAACGTAAACTCACTGTCTATTTCAGGTGCATAGTATGCAGGAACGTCAGTTAATGCCGTGCCTGTATTACCGTCCTTTAGTTGAAACTTCAAGTACTTAATACTTGCGTTGTTGCTTGTTGCCTTAACCACGCACGGATACTCTGAACTCCAAAACGTGTTAGCTGTTGGTTGGTCTGTTATTGAAATCGCCATTGTCTGCCAATTGTAGCCTCAAAGGAGGCCTTTGCTTGTTTATCTAATTCTTTAAATATAAAAGGCTCAACAGCCTTCATTGTGTCCTCTACGACATTTAACTTGCCTTGGTCTATTGATGTTGCACCTTTCTTCCTTGGTGCACCGTACTTGCCAATGTTTGTGCGTATTGCCCACGCTGCTTGCTTTGGTATGCCCTTTGCAATACACCACTCAAGGATTCTTGCGTAAGGTGGTTTTTCTCCTCTTCTTCTTCCTGCATTGATATACTGCCAATGATCATCCCCAAGAATTGAAATTGTCATTGTGCTCTCATCAAACTCATATTTTAACGATGCACTGCTTTTGCCTGTGGCATTACGCTTCTTTTGAGCCATCGTAGCCCTTAGGCCACTAATAACCTCCTGTGCTATTTTGTCAGGGTTAATGGTGAACACAGAAATCGGTTGCAATGTCTACAAAAAAGGTCACGTTCATAGCACACAGATTAAACTGACTGCTATAAGGGATATGCGTCATATCTAACCCACCTGTGACTTGTGTCTCCGGATAGTCGCTTACATTGTCAAGCAACGCAAAGACTAACGACTCAAAGCCATTCATCTTAGACCACCAATAGTCCCATCGGTTTGTTGCTGTAACAGTTTGGTCTGCTTGATGCAGGTTGTCGGCAAGTAGCAAGTTGACTTGATACCTAATGTACTGCTCTGACGTGTTCTCTACTTCTGAGATGTTGGCGTTCTGCAATATCATTCCGTAATAAGGCATTGTTTGGTTAGCAAGTTTGTTCAACTCGCTCTCGTCCCATATGTAACCATAGGATGTAATGCCGTTGGCAGATAGTGCCGACTCGATGCGTGTCTTTAGTTTTATTAGGCTCATTAATCGTCTCCGTTTTTGTACAATATGACCTCACAACCTGATACGTAAGTGTAAGCCATCATTACCTCTTGTCGGTCTGTCTTATGGCTACGTGTTTCTATTATCGGTATCACACCACCTACAACCCAACCATCGTCATCGATTAGGTTGCTAATTGCTGTGTCTCGTGCTGCGTTGGTTGTTGTTATCTCTGTGACTTTTGTTCTTGCTCTGACTGTTTCACGTGTCTCAACAACATCGTGGTCATCAAAGCTAACTGCGTAGTCAATACGCTCTCTTCTAAAATGTGTTGCCATTACCCTTCTTTATGTAGTATAACCATAAACCCCGTTGTGTGTACTAACGGCAACATAGGCTCGTCCTTGTCTACCTTCTCTGTCTCAGTTCCCATTACAGGCGTTACAGATACAAGTGAATAACCTCCGTTTGGGTTTCTTTTTTGATCGTATCGATTAAGGTAGTTGTCAAGTGTAGACATAACTGCAACCTCGCCTCTATTTATTTTATCAATTTGTCTTGAATCGAACTCTTTAGTCTTTTCTTTAAACCGATCGTATCGGTCTCTAATGTTTTGTGTTTCGCTTGTGCTTTCCGCTTGGTCTAACGGAATGAATAGTGTCTTAATTGCCATAGTTGTGTTTGCCCTAAATATAGACAATAAAATCTAAAGTCATTTTGCACCAATATCTTCTATTCTTTTCTATTCTTTTCTATTCTTTTGGCATTGCTAATGCATTGCTAACGCATTGCTAATGCATACAATGTAGATGTGTCAGCACTTTCTAAGCTGATGATTTGGATAAATGTCTAAGAGTTGTATCTTAGACTTCAAGAAGGATATCTTGTGTTTGGTTCATAGCCTCAGCCTTAATTGGTTGGGGCTTTTTTTATTGCCTGAAAAAAAAATCTGCATCAACAAATAATTGATAAACAATGAGT